TTTCCGTCATTGCTCTCAGTCTCATACAGTTCAGGATGGTTCTTTTTAAATTCTCTTATTCTTTTTTTTAATAATGCTACTATATCATCTTTCATAGTTATAAAACATAAAGGGGGCTCTCGCCCCCTATTTATTATGCAGCGTCAGCAAACTCGACAACTTTTTTAACAGCTTTGTCTTTAACTCTACTGTTTGCACCATACCAACTTGAAGCCATTCTAGCATCAGTTGACTTACCAAGTACATGATCAGTCATATAAGTTACTGCGTTTAAAGCATTCCACCAAGAACCAGGTCTGATGTCAGCACCAGGTTGAGTCTCAAGAATACTGAATGCTTGTTGAGCAGACTTACCTATTCTTGTACCATTACCATGGTTCTTAAATACTTCTTGTAAATAAGCATTAACAGATACTTCATCATATCTTTTAGAACCAAGATAGGTAGCAAGTTCTTTGAACTCAACCATTCTTGCTTTAGCCATTCCAAGAGTTTCTTTAACATGCTCTGGATCAAACTCAGTTCTATGAGTTAAATTTAAGCTAACATTAGATGCCTGATCTAAAGATTGTGTTAATGTATTATTACAAACAACTCTTACATTAGTTGTCTTAATCTGTACACTAGCACCATGCTGATGTGGGTTACAAAATAAAAGATAACTTTCAATATCATCTTTTCCTTCAAATAAAGAAAAGTCATTGTCAGCTATTTTAGCAAGAGCCCATACTCTCTTACCATCTTGTAAACTACCAGCAGTATGCATATGCATATTACCAGCATCAACATACTCTTTGAAGAAATCAAACGCTTGTTGATTCTGTACAGGGTTCCACTTAGAAGAAACATAAGATAAAATCTTATCATCAGTATCTCTTACTAAGGCAGTCATGCCAGTACTTTTCATCTGATCACCAGAGAAAAACTTTAAAGGCTTTTTAGATACTGTCCAATCAAGTCCAGCTTCTTTTAACATATCATTAGTTGATAAGTCGTAAGGTACTTTTGTACCTAAACCATGCCAAGGAACTTCCCCAGCATAAGCCATTGTTTCTACTACATGTGCCATTCAATATTCTCCTTTGTGTAAGAGTTGTCCAAATTAGTAGGTTCGTTAGGAAGATCAACTTGAAGATCTACTTCTTCATTTTTCTCTTCTTCTTTAGATGCCTCAGACATTTTAGTCTCAGACCATTTAGCAACAGATTTGATATCATCACCAAAACCTGCTACAGTACCACAGCTGGATAATCCAACTACAGCAAATAAAACAATAAGCATTTTATACATATTCACTCCTTTCTTATTGTTTGTTAATTAATTCTAAACAAGTATTTTTATGATCATGTAGATCGTATACTAATACTTGTAGATCTTCAAGAGCACTCTGTACTCCATGACCTTTATCGTCACCAGCGTTATCTATAGATGTCTGAATTATATCAGCTATCTCTTCTACTGTGTAAGGTTTTAACATCATATTCTCACTCCTTGTTAATTATTAATGTTATATTATTATATTCCCATAATATCGAATTAAGGTCAACAGCTAAATTAAATTAAATTTTATGTTGATTTTGTAAAACATTACTATTGTGTTCATCATAGCCTGTAAGAAAGCTGTTGATATCTTCAATAGTTAGTTTCTTTAGAGGTTGCCCAGAAGCATTCTCTATAAATAATTTGATATCCAGGGGGATATCTCTATGTTCGTTAAAGCACCATTGCATAATATAACTCCTTTTTTCATTTCTCATTATCTTATTATCGCATGGAAACGTTCTCAGGTCAACAGCTATTTCAAAAATAATACTTCTTTTTTTAGATTGGATATTGCTTGTGCAGGATTGAGACCTTTAGGACAGGTCTTGGTACAGTTCATTATAGTATGACATCTATATAACTTAAATGCATCATTGAGCATTTCAAGTCTTTCTTTTTTATTCTTATCTCTACTATCTACTACAAATCTATATGCCTGTAATAGTATAGCAGGACCTAAAAACTTCTCACTATTCCACCAATAACTTGGACATGAAGTACTACAACAAGCACACATAATACATTCATACAATCCATCTAGTTTACTTCTATCTTCTTGTGATTGTATTCTTTCTTTACCTGGCTTGTCATTGTTTACAAGATAAGGCTTGATACTTTTATATTGATCAAAGAAAGGTTGAAGATCAACAACTAGATCTTTAAGCACTTGCATATGTGGTAATGGATAAACTTTGAATTGTTGTTTATCTATAGGAGTTAAACATGCTAAGGTATTTGTTCCGTTTATATTCATTGAGCAACTACCACATATTCCCTCTCTACAACTCCTTCTAAAGGTCAGAGAAGGGTCCACATTGTTCTTAATGTATATTATAGCATCTAACACCATTGGACCCATTTTATCTTTATCTAAATTGAATGTATCAACTCTTGGGTTGGATCCACCATCACGATTCCAACGATATATTTGAATAGAAAGATTACTTGGTTTGCCCCAAGTCTTTCCTTCAATGACTTTTGAATTCTGCGGTAAAGTTAATTGAACCATTAACTATTTATTTTTTTTTTGGAAATATTTTATTACAATAAGGACAAACTACTTCTTTGTCTTCTTCCAGGTGTATGTAAACAAATGGATGAGTACCTTCTCCATCACAACTTACAATATCATCTGACAACTGATTTCTCCCTTACAGTTGCTCTTTCAACTCTTAGTTTTTCTTGAGGTGTATTAGCATTCTTAATTAAAAGATCTAAATCTTTTCCTCTTCTTGGCTTACCTTTCCAAGTACAAGTCATATCTTTAACTACCTCTTTAAATAATTTTAAACATTCTGTATCAGCTCTAACTGTCAATTCATCTAAAGTACATCCAACTTGTATTGGAAATCTTTTCACTCTGAATATTAATCCATTATCAATTAAATCATTCATAAAATGAGCAGTTACACCAAAGTGTGTATCATTATTATATATTGCCCAATTTGTTGAACAACTACCAGGATGTTCTGGAGGTGCTGGATGAAAGTTGATACAGATAGTTGTATTTGTCATTGATTTAGGTAACACCATATAATTTTTAAAACTAAAAACTACATCAGGAATCCATCCTAAGTTTTTAGGAAACTGATCAAATCTTTTTTCACATTCAATCACACCAACTTTATGATCTGTTTGTAAAAGAAAGTCCATAGCATTTTGACTGTATGGACAATCTTTTTTTCTAACTAATAAGATATTCAAAGTCCAAGATCCCTTGATTGAAACTTAAACTCAGGTTTACTTAACTTCTCGCATAAGTTTTCTTGAAGTCTTTCAATATAGTAAGAGCCCTCAGAAAGCTCTTGCTTCCTTTTAGGATCTTGCTCATCTTGACATTCTTTATTCATACAATTCTTAGCATCTCTCAAGTATTGTTTAACTTGAGTAACAAAATATATATTAGTATGTCTAGCTAATTTTTTTTGATCAAATTTAATCATTATTAATATACCTTTCTTTGACACTATCTCCTGAACGGTCAACTAAGTCAACATAGTCACCAAAATAAAATAAAAATGTTTCAACTAATGAATCGTACTCTTCAGTTTCCATCATCTCTTTAACTATTTTATTTCCATTCTCTCCTATATCTTTTGCCATATGTTTAGCTGTAGCTATAAGGTTCATAGCATTACCAGCTGGTCCTTCAATATAGATTGTTCTTGTATAATTCATAAACTCACTCCTTTATTATCATTATTATTATTAATTATACCATCAAAGTAATCACCAGTCAACGGTAAACATTCACCGGTAACTGACATTGTAAGACCCATGATACCCATTTTAGCTGGATCAAAGTCTTCCAATTCTTTCTGACAATTTTCAGCATCAGTTACTTGTTCTATAACTATGGGGATCTCAGGACCACCAAATAGTTGTACTATAACTGTTATTACTAAAACCATCTCATTCATCATGCGTATTTACTCCAGAACTCATTCCACATCCAAATAACATGATCGTATAGTAAATAAGCAGTTACTTCAGGACAGTATTCATCTATTTTAACTTCTTGAGTAATATAACAAACACTATTATATTCTTCTAAGAATCTTGCAATAAGACCTCTATACTCTTCAATATGCTCACACTCACCAATTGATTGCTCAGCAAAATGCATGAAGTTTTCATAGTCAGCATTGTAGATACCTAGCTCATTATCTACCTTCTTAGGTGGCATTTTGTATGGGTTTTTTGGATCAATTTTCATCATATTCTCACTCCTTTTATTATATATGTCTCTCCATTATCTTATATTCCCATACTATCGAATATAAGTCAACAGGGTATACAAAAAAAACTCATATTTTTCTTCTATGCATTTAATCATAAATAGCTAAAAGAGAGGAGAAAATATGGATCCGATTACAGCATTTGCAGCTGCTACGGCAGCTTTCAATACCATTAAAAAAGGTTTTGAATTTGGCAGAGATGTAGAAAGTATGTATGGCGATATTGGTCGTTGGATGAATGCTAATGAAGCTATTCACCACGGACACCATAGTGCGAAAAAAAGAAATGTAGGTTCTATTGAAGAAGAGGCCCTTGAGACGTTTGGTGTTCTCAAGAAGGCAAAGAAAATGGAAGATGAGCTGAGAAACTGGTTAATCGCTACTCACGGAATGAATGCGTGGAATGATTTGTTAAGGATCCAAGCAGCTATACGTAAAAAGCGTAAGGAAGAAGCAGAGCGCAAAAAACGTGAGATGGAAGCTACAATTAAATGGGTGTTTGGAGGATTTATATTCCTTGTTGTTTCATTTATTGTAATATGGGTAGGATTAAAATATTTTGGTTACTGATGAGACACTTCCTTATAATATTATTTGTTGTAATTACCGCACAAATAGTGTATGCTGATAAAAAGGATTATGTATATAAATTAATTGGACAAGATTGGGCTCTTGAAAGTGGAGAAAGAGTTTTAAAATGTTTGTATAGATATGATATGAAAAACAAATTGATAACTATAAATTACACTTATCCTTGTCCTAAGCAAATAATAAATAAAATTAAAGAATGAAAATAATAATTATATTGATGATATTGTATCCTTCTTTTCTTGAACCTGCTCAATGGGGTGGCCGAGGACATCTATATGATGAAAGGAATCAATATACAGTTGTATGTAGATTGTCTAAAGAGAAAAGAGTAGATCCATTTTTTGGTGAAGATTCTGTCAAGTGTCATTATAGATGTCAAGATTATAAAGATATAAAAGATGAATTTGTTATTACGACACATAGCGATCATGTATGTGAAAGAGAAGTTACTCAAACAAGAGGTAACTTCAGGGATTGGAGAAACAAATGAAGAATGATGATATGTTTTTAACAACTATGAAATGGGTTGCAATATTTACAGTTGCATTGTGTTGCTTTTTAGCATGGGATGCAGATAGTAGTGAGTCATGGGATAGTTGGTTAAAAGAAGATTTAGTTGGTGAAGAAATTATATGGAAGAAAGATCATATACTAATTGATGCTCCTTATAGAGCTATGAATCCAGCTGGTGTAGAAATCTTTATAGATAACTCAAGTGTACTAGAACCTGATTACAGTAAACTAACATTAGTTATAGATGAGAACCCAACTCCATGTTGTGCTATATTTGAATTCATGGGGATCCATCCTGCTATAAAAACTAATGTAAGAATTAATGCTTATACAGATCTAACAGTATTAGCTGAAGATGAATTTAAAAATATTTCATATAATCAAAAATTTGTAAAGGCTGCTGGAGGTTGTTCTGCTCCACCAATGATAACAAGTAGTCTTCCTTTTGGTGCTATGAATGTGACAGAAAAAGGAGCTTGGACTAATATTAAAATATACCATCCTAACTATTCCGGAATGCAAATTGAGCAACTTACAGGAATAGAGATACCTGCTGAATATATAGAAACAGTAAAAGTATTCCTTGACAATGAAACTATTTTTGAATATACTGGAACTATAGGTATTGGACAAGATGTATTTTTTGAATTACCTTTTCGTGCATCAGGTAAGAATGTTAAAGTGTGGGCTAGAGATAATCTTGGAAGAGAATTTAAATATGAAGGACATCACTAGTGACTTACTTTTATGGCAATAAAGATTATTGGGAACAAGGTCCATCCAGTAATCCTTATACAGAAGGAAAGTGGTTAGCTAAAAGGAAATGATATGATAACAGTAACAGAGCAAGCAAAAGATTACCTATATAAAATAGCAATTAAAAATAATAAAGAAATAATTTCTTTTGGAGTTGATGGGGGTGGATGTGCTGGATTCAGTTATAAGTGGAGTTATCTTGACAGTTACGATAATACTCACATTGTATTGCCAATACAAGATAATGTTGTACTTGCTATTGACAAAGTAGCAGAGATGTATATTATGGGCAGTCAGATTGATTACGTATCAGAATTATCAGGTAGTTTTTTAAAGATAGATAATCCATTAACTAAGTCAAGTTGTGGTTGTGGAGAAAGTTTCTCAGTAGTTTAATATAGATAACGATTAGTATCCATTTGGAACTATCACATAATGTATAGCTAATACTATACCAACCGATACACCTAAACCAATCATCATTTTAAAAAAGTCTTTTGCAACTAAAGGAAACACTCCTTTGAACTTTGTTCTATTTGTGAATGTTGCAATAGCTAATTCTCTACCTGTTAATAATCCAACAAATACCCATGTTGTTGACATTGGTATATCATTTAATTCTTTAAAGAAGAATAAGATCAACCAATAAATTAAGTCAATTAAACAAGCACTTCTTACATACTTTGTATGTTGTTTTTCTAAGACTATCTTTTGGATCCTACCACCACGTTCTTTAAACATATATGCTAAGCCAACAACAAATGTTAAAGATACAATCATCATCCAATCAAAAGGAACTTGTCTTGGTAAGAATACAGCTATGTTTGCCATATCATGGCTCAACCAAGTCATCCATAAGAACCCTGTAGTAAACCATTGAGCTACTCGCCAATATTTCTTATGATGTTCTTCTGGGTGTTTAGATTCATCTAATATTTTTGTTATACCAAACCAAGTTACATATGCTGCTAGACCTGCTAATGCATATCCCATCATAGATTTCATTAACATTTTTTCTAAAACAAATGTACTTGCAAAAGCTGATAGTACTAGAAATGAAGTACTAACAGGAACACCAAGTCGTGTTAACAATATTAGTATGGCTGGTGCCATAGCATGATACCATTGTATCTCTACATAAGGTATTTTATTTAATCTTCCATATGATATATCACCACCATTAGTAGTCCAACCATACCATAATGTCCATAATAGAACACCTGATGCAGCTAACCATAATGTCTTCCAGTGAAATCTTTCTTTATTAGATGCAATGAATGTACCTAATGTTTGTACTGAATCGTTTGCAATAACTGAATAAGCAGCAAACAAAAATCCTAGTGCCATCCATAAACTTAAACCTTCCATAACTACCTCCTAGAATTTATACTTGTAGCCGATACCAATACTATTGTATTGACTATCGCCTCTTTTGAATTTTGAATTGATTGATATTGAATTGTTGTCGTTTAGTTTTTTACTAAACCCAAACTTATATGTGATATCAGATTGTTCATAGACAGGATCAAAACTATCTCTAAATCTAACTCCTGTTTTGAAACTCCATGTATCTGTTAACTTAAATTTAACACCTGGCTCTGCATGCCAATATCCATGGTCTTTATTTCTTTCAAACTTTCTACCTGCACCAGCTCTTAAATAAAACATATCTAAGGATCCAATCAAAGCAAACTCTGCTCTTTGATCATTACCTGTACTTTGATCTTTTAATTTTGTTCTTGTTTTAACCTCAGCTGCAAAGATATCATTAAGTTTTCTTCCTACTGTAAGGCTATATTCTTTAGCATTATTACCACCATTCAATCCATCCTGTTGACCTACACCAAACTTAATGTAAGTATCTTTGGCTGATAATGGAAGTGCTAATATAAGAATAAGAAATGTTACGAGTGCTTTCATAATTTTATTTAGTGTGCCAATACCACATGGTCATAAAACCTTCATAATTGGTCTTTACCTATCTCAACTTGTTGTTCCCATTCTGTTTTACGAAAGTTGACAATCTTCATTGCTCTCTTCCAATATGCTTTCATTTTAGGATCTTTTGCATTTTGATATGCTCTCATAGCATTATTAAATAATCTTTCATACATACGAAGCATAAAGGGAACATAATAAGGATTATTCAATAACAATTTATGTGTCTTTTTTTCCACTTCAAATCAAAGCTCCGTTCTCTTCAATATATTGGTATACTCTTTTTTCATTTACATATGCCTTGTATCGTTCTATCTTATCTAATAGTTGAGCAGTCCATTGATATATACTTTCCTCGTATACGGCAGGCTTTTCGTTATCTATCGCCATTACAATCACTATTTTTGGAATATGAATACCTGTTAATGATTCAAACATTAGACTGTATGCTGTTCCTTGTAGAAAGTAATCTGTAATCCATGCTCTCTTCTTAATCTTTCTTGATGTTTTAAAATCAACAATAGCATCTTCTCCATTCCAATTACATACACAATCTACTCTTCCAGCAATTTGTAACTTGTCACTGTACAATGGTACCTCTTGATGGTAAACAGTTTTTATATTTTCGTCTAGTATTGGTTTGAGGGTTCTAAACATAGCTAGATTAGAAGGCATATGTTTTAATGTGTAGTCTTTATTGTTGAGATAGTCTTCACATATTTGATGAACAGCAGTACCTCTTCTACTACTTTGTGTTGAGATTTTGTTTGCTTCTTCAGCTCCAACTCTATCTCTCCATTCTTGAATACTTGCTTTTTTAAAATAACCTAAGACAGACGTGATACTTGGATATTTTTCTCCAGAGGGAGTCAAGTATACACGTCTACCATCTTCATTCTTAGATTTTAACTTTTCAAATTCAGCTAATTTTTTATGTTTAAATAATTCCATAATTAAGTTTACTTATAATATAATCTTTAACAAGGCCACTTCGTACGATATCTTCTTCATCAAATTCAACTCCTGTAAATTGTTTCATTCTTTTTATAATACTCATAAATGATTTTAATCCATTCTTCTCATCATCAAACTTCAAATCACTCTGTCTAAAATCACCACAGAATAATACTTTACAATTTCGACCCAATCTTGTTATGATTGTATCTAACTCATGGAATGTCATATTTTGACACTCATCTACTAATACTACACTATCTTCAATTGTAATTCCACGAATAAATGAAGTACTTGTAAAATTAACCATCCCTTTGCCTTTAAGGATATCGTAAGCATCTCCTCTTTGAAATATATCACTACAAATACCTTTGTAAGGTCCTTCATATATTTCACTCTTTTTAGCTGCACTACCTGGTAAGAAACCCATGTCTCTTGTTGGTACTACGCTTCTCACAATTGTAAGATCGTGATACTTTTGTTGAAGTATATCTTTGATTGCGAGGTAAACTGAGATGAATGTCTTTCCGGTTCCAGCTACGCCATGTGCCAATATGTTTTGACCTCTAGCATACTCATTCCAGATTCTTGATTGATTCCTAGTCTTAGGTTCTACTCTTCTCAATTCAAGTGAATGATTTTGTTTTGATTTACTCGTTCGTGCTTCTCTCCTTAACGCCTTCCTTTCTTTTCTTGTTAAATGGTGTACTAGTTCATTTGTGTAAGCGAGTACGGGATGTTTCATTGTTCCTCTTTCTATGCTTTTCTACTACTTGTTGGGTTTTTATTTGCTTAGTAGTTCTACGACCATGCTTTTCAGCCACAGCACTGGTTGGATGTGCTTCAGAAATCTTGGATAAGACTTCTTTAAATCCATTATCATTTCTAAGGGTTTTACTACTAGCGACTCCAGCAACAACATTGGGTGCGGTGATCACAGATTCTAGGTGAGGGTTAGCTTCAAGATATGGTTGTTTCTCATCCATACCCATAAACTTGTCAAATGTTTCTTCAGTTTTTGTATCTCTAAATAAATATACCGGCATCTATCCTACATTATCTTGTACACCCATAATAGGGTCAAAACTCTCATAATACATTCCAGTAACGTTGCTACTGTTAATCTTATGTATCTTTCTGTGAGTTCTAGGAAGTACAAATTTAAAGTTAATATTAATATTTTTTTGAGCAACATATTCCATATATCTACATCTATTGATATTATCAGAATAGCTTGCTCTCGTCTCTGGACCATATCCATTGGATCCATCATAAAGGTTTGCAGTACTCATATGTTGGTCTTCTAGTAAGAAGTCAAAACCAAAACAATACAAAGTAGTGAATCCTTGTTTGATTGCTTCTAGCATTGCATTTATTCCAGCACAAGATCTAACAAAGCCACCACTATGTTCTTTTGCCTCAAACTGTTCTGCAAAAGGAGGAATAATAACTCTTTCAGATGGAAAAGTACTTTGCTTTATTTCTTCTGTAATTATTGGATCAATAGCAACTAGATAATCTGGGATCAAGTAGTCTGGATAATCTCTATAGATAGCATTACAACCAAAGGTACATCCCTGACCTATTAGTCTTGTAAGATCTATTCCTTCTCTACTTGGTCCATTACCAATTATAAAAGCTGGTTCAGCTTCTGCCATTAATCCACTCCACATCACCAATCACTTCTACAACTCTTGTTCGAGCTTGTTCTTTTGATCTAGCTTGTACAGTTGCACATCCTATATCATATTCAAACTTCCAATGGATATCATCACTTTCACCCTTCATAGATAATTCGTTTGGTACATAGAACCAAACTACATGCTCTTCTTGAATGGGGAATCTTATTACTTCAGCCATAGGCATTAAAAATGTACTGTAAGTTCTTTAGCAATTGCTGGAGGTAAGTCCATATGATCTTTTGGTTGTACATCTTGATATGTTACATTATACATTGTACATCCAGTTAATGCTAGGTATGCAAACAATGCAACCAATATTAAAACACATAATCTATCTTTGGTCATTTCCAATCCTTTGCTATATCAGGAAATGCTTTTTTAGCAACGTGTCTAGTTATTCCAGGATAAGGTATTTCACCTTTACGAATTGCTAAGATCAGTTTTGCATCTTGAGCATCCATAGTTTCTAGCCACTCGATGTATTGTATTTCTCTTTTGGTTTTACTTAATGTATCATATCCCCCACCTTTAACATAGATACGAAGTTTATTGTATGAAGCCTTGAGTACGTTTTGTACATCAGACTCAGCTGGGGATGGTTTGTATGGTGGATCAGTGTCAGGTACTAACCATTCCACCGGTCCATAACAAAAGTATAGTACTGCCTTCAAAGCCTTGGTTTGTTTTTCAACAAGATAGTTTACTCTGTCTTGAACCTTTTCAAACTTTCCTGCTTTCTCCAATACTTCTGAAGTGCTAAAATTAATTGTCATTAAAATTCTCCTATATGTTCAATTAAGTTTTTTAATTTATTATCTACAAAGTAGTTAAAAAGTTTATCTCTTTGATTATACTGATAATTATCATATTGGTCAACAATTTTATCAGTAATATCAGTAGGGATCATATCAAGCGATACAAGTTGCTCATTTCTTTTGTATCCTCTTAACATTGAATCACTACAATATTGTGAAGGTTGCATTTCTACCCATGCAGATAATTTACTCTTCATAATTTTTTTACTTCTTTTACTTGTCACATACGTATCATCATCAGAAAGGAAGTTAGGGATCCCGTCTCCTCTATCTCCTTTTATGATATGTTCTATTAAATATTTGTGAGGGTTATTGTTTGTTACAAACTTTTTTTGGATTGGTGAGTACTGATAGACATTATAATACTTTTGTAATTGAATAAAGTCTTTATCACTACTTAAAATTAATATTTTTTGTTCTCTATAATTACGTTTTACTAATACAGCAATCACATCATCTGCCTCTGCTGTAGCAATCTCAATTACCGCATACGGAAATATTTGTTTAAGATCATCTCTAATATCATTTAAGCATTCAAATATTTTATTCCAATCAAAGTTGCTGGCTTCTCTTGCTTGCTTTCTATTCATTTTATAGAAAGGAAAGATATCTCTTCGCCAACTCTTCTTACTATCACAACAGATAACAAGTTCACCGTATTCCTCTTTAAACTTTTTTCTATAATTCATTAACGTATTAAGAATCATATGTTTAATAAGATCCGGTTGGATTTCTTCATTTTGTTTGATGTTTTGCATTAAGTTGCTAATGCATACTTGATTTAAATCTACTAATATCATAACTAAATTATAGTACAAACTAACGTTGAGGTCAACTAAATTAATTCATCTTCACTTTCTTTTTCTGCTTCATTCATTTCTGACACAGTAACTTCTGTCCCAGGGATATACTCATCATCTAATTCAACATTATATTCTGTAACATCTTTATCAACAGTTTTTTGTATCACATGATCAACACCAATATTTCTAAGCAGTGCTGATTTGAGAGATTCAATTGTGTATGCATAATCTTTCATAAACTCATCACTATCAACATTGAACCCATGCATAGCAAGTTTATTATAGATTGTTGATCCGTAATGGTCTGTGATATCAGCTACGTAAGATGTTTTGTGATCAAGTAGTTCTTTATCAAGTTCCTCTTTAGATTGAGGGGGAGTTTTCATTTTTGTTTTTGGAAACTGTATTATATTATTTGTCATTCCAAATACTCTTTATAATTTCTTTTCTTTGGTTTTCTATCATTTTCCTTTGTTGT